CTCTTGGCGAACGAAGCGGGAATTGTCTACGACTGTAAGATCCGAATTCAAGACCGCCCCATAATTTCTTTGTGGTCGCTCCACCTGAAAAACGCTGTGAATCAAAACCGAAAGATAAGCGCCCTGTCTTTGAAGTTCGAGAGACTGACGCACCATCAACAACCCGGCGGACTGCCCCGGCGCTAACTGTGCGTCCGTAGCCAGCCGACCTAATCCGATCTCTTGAGAGTAAGGAGATTTCATAGGCGACTTGCCGCGATTCTTCAACAGCTTCCTCACCCATAAGCTGAAAAGTCTTAGCGAGTTTGCCAAGTTCGCGCTTACTAAATGCGCTGAATTCGACATTATCCGCCATTCCTTTTCTCCAGTATCTCTAAGGCCGTCACTATGTCATCCGCATCGTCCCAGTATTGAACCGGGATTCCGGTTGCTATCGCCAGCTCTACGAGTAGGCGGCTTATGCTTCCGGACTTGTGGCTTTTGGGTCTGCGTCACCGGCTTGAACATCTGCGACTGTTTCCATCCAAACTTCAAAAGCCTTAACAGGTTTTCCGGCTGATTCTCTTTTCATCGCGTTATATGCGAGGAATAGAAGATCCCAGATTCCTATGGCTTCGGCCGCTTGGGTGACAGTCTTTCCAGTTGTCTTTTCCCATTTTGCCCACTCAGGCGGCTGGGCTGTGAATGTAGCCGAGTCGCCTGAGTTGTATGTAATTGTGATTGGTAATTTCATCTCCCGATGCTCCTGATCTCTTAGCTGAAGGTCTCTGTAGGTGTTCCTACCACAGTCATCGTCCAAGTATCGGTAAGCGCTCCGGGAGCAGCTCCACCGGCCGATGGAAAGATTGGAAGAACATCAAACGCAAACACCGCGCCGGAGACAGCTGTGAAGCTGACCGCGAGTGTGGTGTTAGGTGCTGATTCAGCATCTCCCCACATTGCCTCGAATAGTGAGCCAGTAGCTCCCCAATCTTGGAGTAGTTCGATGGTGAAAGTCCATTGCTTATCAACAGACTTGTAAGCGCGTCCATCGAGAGTCTGATAAGTCTCGATGATGGTGTCGCAGGAAAGAACGGCACTTGTCACTTGTGCGTCATAGGTAGCCGCGTCAAGTGTGAAAGTGACATCGCGACCCGTAATTACTGTCGTTGCCATTATTTCTCCTTAAGAAGTTTGCTCGTAGCGGACGCTCAAGCGAATATCGCAGACAAGAAGATTCCCGTTCGCGACTTGAGTCACCGCTGGTCTATCGACTGTCGATAACTCATACTTGGACGCTGATAAAGCGCCAAGAATACTAATGACTAGCTTTTCTAAATTGTCCAAGCTCGCCGAGTTGCTGAAATAAGCAACGCAAGCCGTGACTGTGTAATTAAGTTTGACCCGGGTAGATGATTTACCGATTAGCTCGACTTCCATATATGGTGAGTCCGGGACTACTAAAACTGCCGGGACTATTGGAGCTTCAGGGACGGAATCATAGACATTAGCGGTGACACCAGCTAAGGCTGTTTTGATTGCGCCTCTGACATCATCTTGAATTGTGCTGGGCATTAGCCCACCATTGATTCAACATCGAGATAAGAACCGAGAAGTCCAGATACTCGGTTAAAGAGGGAGCGTCCGAGGCGGAAAGGGGTCACCGCGAAATCCACTCCCTCTATATTGCCACCGGCGGCTGTTCTTGCTTGGAAAACTTCGACGGCGACAGCAAGAACGGCTGACTCAACATTGGGGTTTCCGACATAAGTCGCAGCACCGCTGAGAGTGGCTGTTCCGGAAGGTATGACATTAAATTCTTTAACATCTGAAGCTGTGATGGCGGCTGTGAATTCTGTTGAGTCGTCTGAGACATCTGTGATAGTCCTAGTCCCATTAAAAGTGGCTGAAATGCCAGCAATAACTACTGATTGATCTACTGAAAATTTGTGTTCGCCGACTGTGGTAAATGTGGCTACATTGTCGCTGAGTTCGGCTTTACCGATAGGCGCTGCGTATTTAACAAGCAACGGCAGCACTACATTTTCGGCTGTGTCTATTAAGTCGTTTAGATAAGCGTCGTTATACAGGGAAGATGAGACACCCAAAATAGAACGAAGCTCGGAAGCTGTGACTATTGTGGGCATCTCATAATCCTTTCATCTAAGGGGTCAGCGGCCGACTCGGGAGCGGATCGGCCGTGACTATTTAACTATTTACTACGCGATCATCCAGCGATAAGCGCCAGCGCCGACCTTTGTAGCCAAAGCGCCGTAGCCATAGTAGGCAACTTCGATCTGTCCGTTAAGAGCTACATTGGTTTGTAGGCGGAAGCGGCTTGACTCATACCAAGTATAAGAAGCTGGGTTGATGATGATGAGAGAGTTATCTCCATCGGTATCAGCAGTTGCGAGGTTTGTGGAAACGCGGAGATTTAGTCCGAGTAGGTTTCCGGTGACGGAAGTAGCATTGAGATTTCCAGCTTGGTTGGAGTTGCCGATTAAGCTGTTATAGATTGGACGACCATTGTCGTCAATCTTCATCAAGTTGCCCCATTGTGCCGGAGTGACGAGAATGTTTGAAGGTGTGGCGAGAGTTGCGCCATAGATTGAAACTGCGCCATCTGCTACGAAAGCATTTACGCCGTCAGCGTCAAGAGTGCGGTTTCCGCCATCTGTTCCACCAGCAACAAGACCAGCGATAATCGCTACTTCGGTCGCCTTGAGGTAAGCCTTCTCCATTTCCTCAACAAGAATGTCGAAGAATAGTGGAGATGAACGATCCAAGAGCTCTACGCTGAAAGTCTGACCGCCAGCATACTTATTGACATTTACTGTGACGAATGAGTTTGTCATTCCGGTTTCAACGATGGCATCGCCTTCATTTTCATCCTCAACAGTTGGAACAGCTGTGATCTTTGGAATCTCGAAGCTCATTCCAGCATCAGGAAGGACTCCGGTGCTGATTGAATCAAGAGCTGGACGAACAGCGTTTGAAAGTGGGTTGATTACTTCAGTTAGCTGGCGGGTTGGGATAAGACCAGCATTGTTTGAAGTTGTGTCGTCAGCAGCTTGAACATATTGACGCGAAGCTTCATCGCCGAGCACCTTAGCGCGGACGGATGCTTCTAGGTATTTTGCCTTCGTAAATTCATAACGAGGCGCGGTGTAGAACGCTGGCTTTGGAGCCGCAGCTTCTACTTTAGCTGCTTCTACCGCTTCTTCTACGGCAGGAGCAGGAGCGGTAGTGTCTGACACTTGTTCTCCTTCGGTTGGTTTATCTGGCTCAGCGGTTGCTGGCTCAGAATCTTCTTTGGGTGCTTCGTTCTCTGAAGCTGCGACTTCGCTGACGCGAGCCGAATCTATTGCTGGATCTGTCACTAGGGAAACTTCCTCAAGTGAAGCGCTGGTAATTCTCATTACGCCGTTATCGTTTGACCACTCGTTAATCATTGCGCCGACTGAGAAGCCATCGCGTAGTCCTTCAGTTGCTTCGATTAAAGCATCTTCTCCGGACATAGTGTTAGCAATTTTGAAGGTTGCTTCAATGCCGTCTTTGGTAGCTGAGTGGGAAATCATTTTGCCGATTGGACGGGTGCGGTCGTGCTCAAGAAGCAACTTAACCGGCTTTACATTGATTGACTCCGCTGCGAATACTGTTCGACCGACTGAGGTGTTTCCTTCCTCATTCCAAGTCACAATTTTCCCGGTGATTGTCCGCTTGATTGAATCGGCAGCGGTAATCGCCATAGGTAGATTAATTTTCATTAGGGATTAGATCTTCCTCTCTCTGAATCTGCTCTACGCTCATCGCGCCGATGCGGTTCAAGATTTCATAGACTTGAGCGCGTTCTAATGGATTGCCTCTCAAGAAGTCGTCTAAATCAAAGCGACACATAACCGGATTCGGTAGGAAATCCGGAAGTGAAAGCCTTTCCTCAATCGCCTTAAGTATTGGACGAAGTGAGAAATCAACTAGTGAGCGCCGCTCATTCACAGTATTTGAATAGGTCATTGAAGTAGATTCGGCGCTCAAGAAGTAGGCAGGGATACCACAAGCCCTACTGAGCTCCAGCGCTAAATATTGCCGTCCTTCTGTAAGCTGGAGTGACTTGGGGTCATAACCGAATTCTTTTAGATCTACATCAGCATTTAGAAAAGCCGTTGAACGATTTTGA